TGGAAGAGTTAACTCTACTTTTGCAAGAACTGTGCAGAGATACAATCAGAATGTAAGGGGTATGCAAAGGCAGACTGGAACCTTTCAAAATAGTTTGAAAAGTTTAGGTAATGGATTTAAAGCTTTGGGTGCGGCTGCAGTTGCGTATGTTGGATTTAGTGCTATAAAAGGTTTCATGTCAGAATCTATAGAACTAGCAAAGGCTCAGATTAGTGCTGAGGTAAAACTTGAAACAGTACTGAAACAACGTACAAATGCTACTGATGAACAAATCAATGCTCTTAAAATGTTAGCAAGTGAACAACAAAATGTTGGAGTGGTAGGAGATGAAGTTCAAATTGCAGGAATGCAACAAATAGCAACATTTGTAAAAAATACAGATTCAATTAATAGTTTATTGCCTGCCATGAATAATTTATTAGTTCAACAAAAAGGTTTGAGTGGAACACAGGAGGATGCAGTAAATATTGCTAATATGATGGGTAAAGTTTTAGATGGTCAAGTAGGAAGTTTAAAAAGAATTGGTATAAGTTTTAGTGCGGCACAGGAAAAAGTATTAAAATATGGAACAGAACAGCAAAGAGCTTCAATGTTAGCACAGGTTATTACAGATAATGTTGGCGATATGAATAAGGAAATGGCAAAGACTGACCAAGGTAAAATTCAGCAAGCTATTAATGCATATGGAGATATGAAAGAACAGATAGGTATGAAACTACTTCCTATTCAAGCTAAATTTGCAAAAATAATATTAGATAATATGCCTAAAATTCAAAAAGTTTTGATTAATGTTGTAGATGGATTTGTTTGGTTAGGTGATAAAATAATATATGCAAAAAACATAGGAGTTAGAGCCTTTAATCAAATAAAAGATGCTATATCTAAAAATAGAGAAAAATTACAACCTCTTATTGATATTGTTATGAATTTAACAAGTGAATTTAAAGATAAACTTCCTCTTGCTATAGATTTAGCAAAAGAAGGTTTTGAATATTTTACTAACACTTTATTACCAGAAATGATTAGTAATATTTCTGAAGTTGTTACAAAAAGTACAGAATTATTTAATTTTATTTCTGATAATTGGGGAGCTATAGAGCCTATTGTTGCAGGAGTTGCAGGTTCTATATTTGCTTATCAGTTATATATGCAAGGGGCATATATTGCAACAGGAATTGGTGTATTCTTTTTAGACTTATGGGCCGCTTCTTGTGCAATAGCAACAGCAGTAACGACTGGTTTTGGTGTTGCTGTAGCTTTTGTAACAAGTCCTCTTGGTCTTATTATAATAGGTATAGGATTACTGGTAGCAGTAATAGTTCTTTTGTATAGAAATTGGGACACTGTTTCCAAAATTTTAGTAAATGAATGGCTATGGGTTAAAAGTGAATTTGCTGGAGCTGGAGAATGGTTTAGTGGTATTTTTACACGTGTAGTAGATGGAATCAAAGGTGCTTTTTCTGGATTTGGTGAATGGTTTAGTAATCTTTGGGATGGTATTGTAGGTCTGTTTAAAGGTTATGTAAATATTTATATAAAAATAGCAAATATGCTTATAAATGGACTAAATACACTTGAAGTAAACATTCCAGATTGGGTACCTAAATTTGGAGGTAAAAGCATAGGTGTTAATATTAAGCCTATTCCTGAACTTTACAAAGGTACCAATTTTTTTAGTGGTGGGACTGCATTAGTCGGAGAGAGAGGTCCTGAACTCGTGAATCTAAATCGCGGCTCACAGGTGATTCCAAACAATAAAACAGAACAATTACTAAACGGTTTTGGTAATAGTGGATCAGGTGTTAATATTAATTATGCACCTGTATTCCATGTTTCGGGTGGTGATTCAAAAACTGTTGAAAATGCAAACAATAAGGCATTAGATGATTTTGAAAGAATGTTAAACAGAGTTTTGAGTAGAAGAAAAAGACTAAGTTTTTAGGGGTGATAATTAATGTATAAAACAGTACAAGGTGATACTTGGGATATCATATCTAAAAAAGTATATGGTAATGAAAAATATACTCAAAACTTGATTGAAGCAAATTTTACTAAGTCGTTAGTTGAAACAGTTGTATTTACTGCAGGAATAGAATTAATTACCCCTGAAATTAATGTTTCTAGCGAAACTGAAACTCCACCATGGAGGCGATGAGCTAATGTTAGCAAGAAGAATTGATTATGAAATAAATTATGAAGGTGTAAATATCACTGAGGATTTAAAAAAGGATTTGATTGATTTATCATATACTGAAAATGCATCAGGAGCCTCAGATGATATTTCATTAACTTTAAAAGATGAAACAAAAAAATGGTTAGAATTTTGGACTCCACAGCAAGGTGATAAAATTTCTGCAACATTAAAAACTATAAATTGGCGTGGAGATGGTGATTCTCAACAATTATTTATAGGCTCATTTATAGTTGATGAAATATCACCTGCAGGCAGACCAATAACAGTAGGAATTGGTGGGACATCTTCTCCAACTAATACGGATTTTATGGATAGGGGAAGAAATAAGACTTGGGAAGATGTAACAATAAAAGAAATTGCAACTGAAATATCTGCTAGATATGGGTTAGGACTTGTATTTGATACATCTAAAAACTATAAGATAGCATTTTTAGAACAAAATGATGAATCAGATTCAAGTTTTTTAAATGTACTTTGTAATAAGTATGCTTATTCTATAAAAATTTTTAATGATAAAATAATAATATTTCAAGAGTCAGAATATGAGCAAAAAAAAGTTATTAAGACAATAAATGAATATGATATGTTGTCTTGGTCAACTTCAAAAACTCTATCTGGAACAGGTTATTCTAAGTGTAATATTAAGTATAAAGATATTAATGATAATGAATATGACTATACTTTTAGTATTGGAGAAGGAAAGACACTTTATATCAATGAAGTTGTTGATAACTATCAAGAAGCTCAAATAGTTACTAAATCAAGACTTAGGGAACATAATAAGTCACAAAACACATTATCATCAAGTTTAATGGGTGATTTAGAATTATATGCAACCGGAACAGTTCAAATTAATGGTTTAGGCAAATTCAATGGAAAGTATTATATTGATAAGGTTACACACAGTATAGGTAGTTCATTTAATACAGATTTAGAACTTCACAAGGTTTTGGAGGGATATTGATGGATGTAAGAATAGGAATTGTATCATCTATAAATTATGAGAATGGATCAGTGAGAGTAAGTTTCACAGATAAGGATAATATGGTTTCGAAGGAATTGCCATTACTAAGTTTTGAATATAATCCTCCAAGCGTTGGCAATAGTGTTTTATGTGTTTTTTATACTATGGGTAGAGGTATTTGCCTGGGTAAATTTTTTAATCAAAATAATACTCCAAGCAGTTATGGTGGAGATATTTTTAGAAAAGATTTAGGTATAGACTCATTTTTAGAATATAATAAAACACTTAAAACTTTAACTATAAGTGCTGAAAACATTATTTTAGATGGCGATATAACAATTACAGGTGATTTACAAGTTGATGGAAATATTAACGCAACTGGAACAATAAACGCATCAAATTATCCACCTTAAGAGGGGGTTTTGTATGTTAGGATTTTACGGAAAAGTTATTTTTGAGACAAGCGATAAAAGAATTATGAATTTTAGTGGATTTACCAGGAGTGTATCATCTAATTTTGCAGATCATCAAGTAATAGGTGGAAAAGCAAAAACAGAATATATTAGTCCAGGACTAGATACATTGACATTCGCAATTGATTTAAATGGAAATTACGGAGTTAAACCACGAGATGAAATGAATATATGGGTAGATTTAGCTAGAAGAGGCAACGCTGAAACTATGGCTATAAACGGAAAACCTCTTGGCGTTGATAAATGGATAGTTACAAGCGTATCACAAGCTTGGGGTACTTTAATGAAAAATGGAGAATTATTCAGTGGTAAAATTGATGTAACTTTAAAAGAATATGTCTCAACTAGTTGGAGGCCGCAATGATAGACTTAAATAGTACAGAGATTGAAATCAACGCTGGTGCTACAGGCGATGAAGAAATATATCAAAATATAAAGGTTATAATCACAACTCCAGTTGGAACAGTACCTTTTGATAGAGATTTTGGAATTGATTATTCTATGATAGATAGCCCAACAGAAATTGCAAAAGGATTTTTAACAGTAGAAATAATTGAAAAGGTTAGAAAATATGAACCTCGTGCAGATGTCAAAGAGGTTCTTTTTAATGTAATTGATGAAAAAATAATTCCAAGAATTATTTTGAATTTAGTGTGATGATATATAAAATATATTTTAAAAAAGAGAGGATGATTTATTATGCCAACTCCAACAGCGAGTGGAATATATCACAAGGGAAATTTAGCATTAGCAAAAGGTGAAATATCAAGATTGAGTAATACGTTACAAATTATATTTTTAGATACAACACATGTAATAGATGCAGTTAATGATGATATTATAAATGACATTGTGTCAGGCGAAGTAGGTACAATTGCTAGGCAAACATTAACAGGTAAAACACTAGATAATAGTACAGCAAGTAATGTGGCTAAATTTGATGGTTCTAATATTGCATTAACAGGTATAACAGGTGACTTTAAACATATAGTTTTAGCTAAATTTGATACTGCTGATAATAATGCAAATTCAAAATTAATTGCATATTGGACATTTGCAGACCAGTCAGCTAGCAATCAAGATATAAACATTAATTTTGCTGCAACGGGTATAACTACCGAAACAGTGTAAGAGGTGATTAACTATGATTAAATACTTAAAAGGGTCTGACTCTATATCAGACCCAATAAGACAAAAAGCAAGATTAAGCGGCATTGCACATGAACTTTATATAATGCAAATTGAAAACAAAGGAGTAAACTACGATATTAGTAGTTATGGTACTTTGTATGGAAATAAGATATTTCAGAAAAAAGTTGATTCTGGTTCACTTGAAAAAGATGGCTCGAAAAAATGGAATTATTCAAATGATTGGGTACTAGAAATTGATACAGAGTCGGAAGAATATTCACATATGATTCAACTCCATAAGGACAAATTAGTTGACACATTGGTGGGATGGGATTTGACCTAATCTCATCTATGAAGGGTAGGTGAGGTTGTGGGTATATTAAATAGTTTATCAGTAAGTGCAAAAACTGCATATTCTTTTAGGCGTATAAATGACGATTACTTAGGTAGTGCAATACGAGTAAGGCGTACAAATTCAACAAATACTGGTGATAATGCAGAGATTAATATAGGTTTTGATGGTAGTGGTAATTTGGATACAACGGCATTATTAGCACATTGTACTGGTGCTAATAATTATGGATATTTAGTTACAAAGTATGACCAAAGTACAAATGGTTTTAATGCAACTCAAACAACGGCAGGAAATCAACCGTTATTAGTTAGCAACGGTGTTGTTTTAGTTGATACAGTTGGAAACCCTGCTCCAGAGTATAAACCTGATGCTACACAAAGAGAATTAAATTCTGGCGGTGGAACTACTGCTCAACCTTATACAATTAGTACTGTTTTAAAAGGTGCTACGGGAGCAGTTAACTATTTAAGAGATTCTGGTGGCTTTGGCGTTTTTGCGCAATATAGTTCTGGTTTTAGCAATTATAGGATGGCTGCTAATACTAGTCAAACATTTGCTACTGGTGATAGTTTTGCACACAATGTGTTTACAAATGTGTTTAACGGCACTAGTAGTTTTGGTGTTAAAAATGGAACAGTATCTGGTGCTCTTAACGTGGGAACAAATAGTATATCAAATCCTAAGATAGGTAATACATGGGTAGGATATATTCAAGAAGTTATTATGTTTAGCTCTGTTTTATCTACAACGGACAGAGAAACACTAGAAGCCGACCAAAATGCTTATTGGATTAATCCACCAACTTCAATAGATTTAAACTTATCGACATTAAATATATACAAAGCAATACAAAATCCTGATTTAAATCTATCAATTGAATTAGATTTAAATACATTAAATATCAACAAAGTGTTGCAAAGTGTAGAAGTAATATTACAAGGCGAGCCTATTGAACTAAATTTATCTACATTAAATATTCAAAAAGTATTACAAGGTTTAGAATCCAACTTATCAATAGAGTTAAATTTAAATACATTGGATATAGCAAGAGAAGTTAAGGATTTTGAGGTTACAAATTCACTTGAATTAAATTTGTCTACGTTGAATATATCAAAGCAAATTCAAGATGCGGAAATCATTTTACTAGGTGGAGTAATCAACTTAAATTTAACAACTTTAAATATAGCTAAATCCATTCAAGATTTAACTGCCAATCTATCAATAGAATTAAATCTAAATACCATTGACATTGATAGGAATGTTCAGAACTTTTCAATTGAATTAATAGATAGAACAATAAATTTATATTTGACTACATTAAATATTTTGAGAAATATAAAACTTATTGAAATTCAAGTTGGAATAGAAGTTCCAGTAGGTGAAATTGGAAATGTAATATATAAATTTATTTCTAGACAAAAAACCGTATTTATTTTACCTAATAAAAACCTTCAAAGGAGGGTTGTTATGAAAAAATTCATAAAACAATCATCTGAAATAATTCCAATTACTTTGGATTATTCAAAGATGTTGCAAGATTCAGAAATTATATCAACGGTTGAAATAGCTGGATATGATAGTTATGGCAATAATGTTTCATCAAGTATTTTAGATAGATACGAAATTGAAGGCTTGGCTGTAAAAGTTGTTGCAAAAAATGGAGAATCAACAAAAAGATATAAGATTACTGTTTTAGTTACAACTAATCAATTAAACGTATATGAAGAAGATGTATTTATGTATATCAATAATATTTAAAATCGGTTATTTAATAAATGAAGGGGGTGTAGTATTTGCCTAAATTAATCGATTTACCAGAAATAAGTTTTATCGAAGGAATCGATATTGAAACGCTTTTAGCAGATAATATTAGTTCATTTGAAGATGCTTATTTAGAACAAACTGGAGAACAAAAGATATTAGCTCCAGGTGATCCAATACGAATTTGGATTTATACAATGACATTAATTATTTATCAATTGTATCAAAATCAAGACTTCACAGGCAAAATGAATCTACTTAAATACTCTCAAGGTGCATATTTAGATAATCTTGCATCTAGGAAT